GGCATTGCCCAATTCTTTGTTTGAACTTTCAATGAAGGTCAATGCCCGTGACCAACAACAGGTTTTAAATGGCATTTTGGATATGTTTTTTACTTTGGAAAACAACGAATGGCATCACAGACGTTGCGACAAAGAAATTGATCATTACCACTTGCAAATTGAAACCGCATCTAAGGCAGGAAAAGCATCGGCACTTAAACGGGCGTTGAACAAGGAATCAACGGTCGTTGAACAGGCGTTAAACGGGCGTTCAACAGACGTTCAACCAACCAATAACCATGAACCAATAACCAATAACCATATTAAAGAATCTAAAGATTCTTTGTCGGCAGGATTGCCGACTTGCCCCCATCAGGACATTTTAAATCTCTACAAAAAGCATTTGCCACAGCTTGCCCAGCCACGGGTGTGGGATGGGGTTAGGCAAACCAACCTACGGCAAAGGTGGTTGCAAGCCGCCAAACCGTCTGTATTTAGCCCACAGGGGTATGCAAGTCAAGCCGATGGACTGGCATGGTGGGATTCTTTTTTTAACTACATTGCCAACGACACCAAGCTGGCGCAGGGGTTTGAAACCAAGGACAGGACATGGCGACCTGATCTGGTGTGGATAGTGAATGCAACCAATTTCGCCAAAATAATTGATGGGAAGTACCAAAAATGAACTTTGTAAAACCAGAAACCAAAAAAGACCCGTTAGACGATGTTCAGCGCCTGATGTGCAGTGTGCCAGGATGCCCCAAACGCTGGTCAGTTCACATGGAGGGTATGCGCCCAATGTGTTCTGAGCATCAATGGTCGGGCAGAAAACCAGCCACGAGGCGGGACATTGCCGCCCTGTTGCCTAACACCAAGCCCGTGAAACATTGGATGGATGATGGGGAGGTATTTTGAATGAGTTGGCTTTATTCGCGGGTGCTGGTGGAGGAATTCTTGGGGGACACCTTCTTGGATGGCGAACAGTCTGCGCCGTTGAGTGGGAACCTTACCCAGCAAGCGTACTTGTCGCCCGACAAAATGATGGACTTCTCCCGCCTTTCCCGATTTGGGATGACATACAAACCTTTGACGGAAAGCCGTGGAGAGGAATTGTTGATGTTGTATCTAGCGGGTTTCCATGCCAAGACATCAGCGCAGCAGGAAAAGGCGCAGGAATTGATGGAGAACGAAGTGGAATGTGGGGAGAAATGGCGAGGGTCATTTGTGAAGTACGACCCCGATTCGTCTTTGTGGAGAACTCACCAATGCTCACTTCTAGGGGGCTTGGACGAGTTCTTGGAGACTTGGCCTCAATGGGGTTTGATGCGAGATGGGGAGTGCTGGGAGCAGCAGATGTTGGCGCAAACCATCAGAGGGACAGAATCTGGATTGTCGCCAAATGGCGTGGACAGCTTCCACACGCCCAACACCACAGGATTGGATGGTGGCAGCAACAGCAGGAAAGCGTTAAAACTCAGACAAGAGAAATTGCCAACACCAACCGCATCGGATTACAAAAGCCAGCCCACCAGCAAGAGTTGGAAATCCAAGGGTGCAATCAATTACAAATTGAGCAATCCAGAGATTCAAGCAATGTGGCCAACACCTGTGAAATCCGATCATTCAGCGAGGAGGCCAAGCAAGGGCTGGTCGGGCAAGTCAGATTTGCCGAGTGTGGTGTGGACAGAAACTGGTGGCAAAGAGAACCCAAATATGTCCCCCGCACAACTCAACGCAACATGGGTGGAGTGGCTGATGGGGTGGCCGCTAGGGTGGACAGACTTAAAGCCATTGGAAATGGACAAGTCCCACTGTGCGCCGCAACGGCATGGAGAATCCTAAGTGAATTACTTTGACGCGCACAAACTTTTGGACAACGTGAAAGATGGACAAACCATCAGCCGAGCCGCGATTGACTATGCGCTTTTCCTTACAGGAGATGCGCCAGAGCGAGGCCAGAGAATGGATTTTGAGATACAACCAGAAGATCAAAGAACTGGGCAAAGCCAAGGCATCATCTTGGTGGCAGACCACGATTGCAGACATTTCCAGGCGCAGGGGTGAAGCCGCTGCCGATGACCTACGAAAGCGAATGAATGAGATACGCAGCCAGGGTTGATGCCAACCAAAAGCAAATAATTTCAGCATTGGAGGCCGCTGGCGCTTATGTCTGGGTTATTGGCTTACCAGTTGACCTTTTGGTGGGATACAAGGGGCATACCTTTCTGGTCGAGGTCAAGAATGGCCCTAGAAAGCGTTTAACGCCCCTACAAGCCGACTTTTTTGAGAATTGGTCTGGTAGTACCTTGGCGAGGATTGACGGCCCTGACGGGGCTTTACGCATGATTGGAGTTTTGAAATGAAACCAGAAGAAGCCGCCCAAGACATACGCAACAAAGCCCGGGCCTATGGAGATGCCAAAGCCCAACGGGTTTACCTTGAGGAATTCCGCAAGTCTAAAAAAGCCTTGCTGATGAAAGATGCCCTGCAAATGGGCTACGAGGCGGCAAACGCCCAGGAACGCGAGGCATACGCTGACCCCGAATATCACACCTTGCTAAAAGGGTTGGCGGCGGCAATAGCCCAGGAAGAAACCCTGCGCTGGGAAATTGAGGCATCAAGGCTAGATGTCGAAATTTGGCGGACTCGAGAGGCCACCAACCGAATGCAAGACAGGGCGCACCAATGATTCACTATCATGGAACGCCAATAACGCCCATGAAAGCCATAGAAACGATGGGCGGCAAGCATTTTTGCGTGTCCTACGCCAGACCAGACGATTTGCAACGTTGTCTGCGTTTGGGGCAATCTTTGATGCTGGATAACGGGGCATTCAGCGCCAAAACCCGTGGCTTGCCATTTGATATTGATGGATTTTATGAATGGGTTGAACCTTTGCTGGCGCATCCACATTGGGCGGTTGTGCCTGATGTGATTGATGGGTCTGTGAAACAACAGCGGGAAATGGTCAAAACATGGCCTTTCCGCAAAGAATTTGGCATTCCCGTCTGGCATTTGGGCTTGCCAATATCCTATTTGTTGGAATTGTGCGACACCTGGGGGCGGGTTTGCTTTGGGTCAGCTGGTGAATATTGGCAGATTGGCACGACAAAATGGTGCGGAAAGATGGACGAAGCCTTTAATGCCATTACAAACACTTTTGGGCGGCAATTGCCTTGGGTGCATGGGTTGAGAATGTTAGGACTGTCTGCTGGCCCTTGGCCTTTGGCTAGTGCTGATTCGACTAATGTAGCGATCAACCATTCCGGAAAAATGGAATGTGCTGGTTGCATGGCAAAACGCATTGATTCCACTAATCCTCCATTACTTTGGGAACAAAAACCTTTACAGGAGATTTTGATTTGATTTATCCGGCAATTTGCATTTTATATTGGTTAAAAAAATGAAGTGTCCAGAATGCGGAACATGGACAATTGTCAAAGAATCCAGAATATCCACAGGAAATACGCGAAGAAGGCGGCTAGAGTGTGCAAATTTCCACAGGTTTTCCACATTGGAGACAATAGTTGATAGAAAAACACCAATACGTCAGGTCAAAAAAGCTGCTGAAACTGGTGGCAAGCCTTGACTGTCAAGCCTGTGGTTCTGGCAATATGGTGCAAGCGGCGCACACAAACTGGGGCGGCGGCAAAGCAAAAAGCATCAAAGCTGATGACAATCTGGTGGCTGCGCTGTGTTTGGGGTGTCATTACGAAATTGACCAAGGCAAGGATTTAAGCCGCCAGGAACGCCAGGAAATGTGGCTAAAGGCCCATCACAGGACAATTGATGCCCTGCGAGACTGCTGGCCTATTGACATTCCTTTGCCTGATGCGAAAATCTAGCCTTGTTGGTAGCAGTTGCCAATATTTGGGGGTTCGCCCCCTTTTTTTGATATAGTGAGCGCATGAAAAACGAAGAAGTTGCCGAATTTGTCGCCACGCTGTTTCATGCGGGAACAATCACGCACTTCCAACATTTGCAGACAACTGAATACAGTACCCATAAAGCATTGGGCAAGTTTTACCCCAAGATCGTAGACCTTGCCGACAGTCTTGCAGAGAGTTATCAAGGGCGCTACGACACCAGGATGAAGAAGTTTCCTGATGAATTGCACCAGCCCAAAGAAACACCCTTTGAGTATCTGACCCAGCTAAAAGGGTTTGTGCAAGAAGCGCGAGAAGAAATCCCCCAAGACTCAGAATTGCAAAACATCGTTGATGAAATTGCTGATCTGATCAATTCAACCCTGTATCTTTTAACTCTGAAATGAGGAAATCATGGCAAATATGATGAAAAACGAACCCAAAGGCTACGGCGCACAAATCTCCATGAAGGGCAGCCCTGCCTCTGATATGAAGTCTGGCGAACAAGGCATGGCTAAAAAGGGCATCCCTAACGCTATGAGCAACAAAATGCCTTCTGGCAATGAATGCACTGGCGGCAAATCCAGTGGTGTTTGCTACACTCACGACCGCAAGTCTTGCCAATAAAGCGTAAGCCCCACCGTGAATAAGACGGCAGGGCTTACTGACCAAACAAAAAAGGAGGTTTTGAATGGCTGAAATGGATTCTAATTGCGGGAACTGTAAATATTTCCGCGCACAGCAAATCATGGGCATTTGTCGGTTAAACCCGCAACAGGTGAACAAGCACGAAAAAGATTGGTGCGGTCAGCATCTGATCGTTGAAACGCAGGATGTGAAGGTTGATCTAATCTCCTTGCCTGTGTACGACATCACCACTGATCAGATCACGCCCCCTAAACGCAAATATGAGAGGAAAGCAAATGCTAAAGCCTCTGCGTGATCGAGTGGTGGTGCGCCCCCAGGTGCGGCATATCTCCGACATCATCTATATTGACAACAAAGAACCCTTTAACGAGGGTACGATTGTGGCAATAGGTTCAGATGTTGAGGATGTGCAAGTGGGCGACTTCATCAAGTATGGAAATGGGGATTATCTGAAATGGCCTACCCATAAAATTGATGGTCAAGATTATCAAATTATTCAAGAAGCGGACATTTGCGCCGTTGTGGAGGCTTAAAAATGGCAACGAAACCTGGGCTTTATGCCAACATTCACGCTAAACAAGAGCGCATCGAGCGCGAAAAGGCTGCGGGTAAGCCCGTAGAGCGCATGAGAACGCCAGGGACAAAGGGCGCACCGACTGCCCAAGCGTTCAAAGAATCAGCCAAAACCGCCAAAAAGAAATAATCATGGCAAAGCACGACAAGCCCATTCCCCACAAGACCACGGGCAAGGGGAAAACTTACAACCCCACCGAAAAAGGTGCGGGAATGACCGCTAAAGGTCGTGCCGAGTACAACGCAAAGAACAATTCAAATCTCAAGCCACCAGCCCCCAATCCCAAGACCAAGGCAGATGCTGGGCGTAAGGCCAGTTTTTGCGCTAGGATGGAGGGGGTAGTTAAAAACGCCAAAGGCCCAGCGGAACGGGCTAAAGCATCCCTCAAAAACTGGAACTGTTAAGGAATCATCATGTCAAACTCAATTGCAACTGGCGTGGCTTATGCTGACCCAGAATTCATCACTTGTTACGCAACCCAAGAAATCGGCTATTCAACCGCTGCCCAAGGTGCGGTAACGCAAGCAACAAGCAAATCCACAGGTGTGACGCTAAACACCAGTGCTGGTCGCATCACCATGAACAATGCGGCATTGGCTGGCGCTACCGCTGTGTCGTTTATTCTGACCAACAGCTTGATTTCCATTAATGACACCATCATTGTGTGTATTTCTAGCAACACCACGGGAACTACTGCTGGTGCATACACCACTTATGTTTCGTACTTGGCTGCTGGTTCTGCCTTGATCACGTTGCGTAACCTGACCGCATCGACTTCATACAGTGAAGCCGTGATCATCAACTTTGCCATCATTCACGGTCAATCTTGAACGTAGAAGCAATAAACAAGCATCTGGAAGAACTCCAGGCGCAAGCAAAGCAACAAGAGGCAGTTTTGTTTCAGCTTTCGGGCGCGATTCAAGATTGCCACTATTGGCTGGGTGAGTTATCCAAGGAGAAGGCAAATGCCGCTGATAGCATCAATGACCCCCAAGGCACTGAAGGCCAACATTAAAGCTGAGATCGAAGCCGGCAAGCCACCCAAACAAGCGGTGGCTATCGGCTATTCAGTACAGCGCCAAGCCATGAAAGATGCGGGTAAGAAAGCCCCATCAAAAAAGAAAAAGTAATTTAGGCACAAAGACTTACAGGTTAAATCAATGGCTGCACCACAAGGAAACCAGAACGCCGCAAAGGGCAGACTGTTTTACGACAAGTTGCGCCTTGTTTTGACCACTGAGCCGCACCGACTTAGGGGGATTGCCGAGCAGTTGGTTAGGCAAGCTGAGGAGGGCGAACCTTGGGCGATTAAAGAAATCATTGATAGGATGGATGGCAAGGCGATACAGGCAACAACCATTGAAAACGCTGATGGAACGCCTCTGCTGGGTGGGATTCAAGTCACATTCATCAAGCCCGAATGAGTGACGTTACTGAAGCAATTGCCAAAGCGGAATTCCCCGTAAAGCTGCAAGGGTTGTTTCAGAAATCCCGCTATAAGGTTTTATATGGTGGGCGAGGTGGGGCAAAATCTTGGGGCATAGCTAGGGCATTGCTTATCCTAGGGGCAAAGAACCCAATCCGCATCCTGTGCGCCCGAGAGTTTATGACTTCTATGCGGGATTCGGTTCACAAACTATTGTGCGACCAGATTGAAAATCTTGGACTGCTTGGGTTCTACGAGATCACCCAGGCCAGCATTAGGGGACGCAATGAAACAGAATTCAGCTTTATTGGCCTTAAAAATAACATTTCAAATGTAAAAAGTTACGAAGGTGTTTCTATTTGTTGGGTAGAAGAAGCACAATCGGTAAGCCGTCTGTCTTGGAATGTGCTGATTCCTACCATTCGAGCCGAGGGCAGCGAGATATGGGTTTCCTTCAATCCTGAGTTGGAAACAGACGAAACCTATCAACGCTTTGTGGCAAACCCCCCAGAGGACTGCATCACCATGAGGGTGAATTGGTCAGATAACCCTTGGTTTCCCGAAACCTTACGCTTGGAAAAAGACTCGCTAAAGCAAAGGGACGAGGAAGCCTACAACCAAGTTTGGGAAGGTTTGTGCCGCCAAACTGTGGATGGGGCTATCTTTGCCAAGGAAATGCAAGCCGCTGAGAAGGATGGGCGCATCACCAAAGTGCCTTATGACGCAACCAAACCTGTCCATGCGGTATTTGACCTGGGTTGGTCGGATAGCACCGCAATCTGGTTCTTGCAATTTGTGGGGATGGAGACAAGGCTAATCCGATACATTGAGGATAGTCAAAAAACCATAAGCTACTACATGGCGACCATGCAAACCTATGGTTATGTCTACGATACCATTTGGTTGCCTCATGATGCTGAAAACAAGACCTTGGCAGCGGCTGGGCGGTCAATTGATGACATTGTTAGGGCGGCAGGATACAAGACCAACATTCTGCCTCGAGTGCCGATTCTGGACTCCATCAATGCCGCCAGGACGATATTTCCCACTTGTTACTTTGACCGCGAACACACCGCCGATGGTCTGGCTTGCTTGCGCCATTACAGGTACGAGGTTGACCCAGACACGGGGCAATTTAGTAGAAACCCGTTGCATGACCATTATTCTCACGGGGCAGACGCATTCCGCTACATTGCCTTAATGATCAAAGAACCACCCAAACGCAAGAAGCAAATGGTTGCCACAGCGGGAAGTTGGATGGGATAATTACCCAAAGGGGTTTATATGGCATACCAAGACGAAGACAACGCAAAAGACAAGATTTCAGAGGCGATTAAGTTCTGGCGCTTGGTCAATGATTCGGACTCCACAAACCGAGCCGAGGCGTTGAACGACATTAAGTTTGCCGCTGGCGACCAATGGCCCGTTGAGATTCAGAACAGCCGCAATTTGGAAAGCCGCCCTTGTCTTACGATCAATAAGATTGATGCGTACATCCGACAGGTGACCAACCAGCAGCGCCAACAGCGCCCACGCATCAAGGTTCACCCCGTCAACAACCTTGCAGACTACAAAATCGCCCAGGTTATTGAGGGCATCACCCGTCACATTGAGGTTAATTCCAGCGCCGACACCGCCTATGACACAGCTTTTGACTATGCCGTGCGGATGGGCTGGGGATATTGGCGCATAAATTACAAATATGTAAGGGAAGATTCATTCGATCAAGAAATCTACATTGATGCGATTGACAACCCTTTTACTGTTTATTTCGACCCCAATAGCATTAGGCCAGATGGTTCGGATGCTGAACGCTGTTTGATCACGACCGTCTTAGACAAAAAGATATTTCGGGAAATGTACCCAGGTGCTGATGATGGGGCTAACTTTCAGCAAAGAAGCACAGGCGATGACACTGCCGCCTGGGTAACCAAAGAGGATATTCGGATTGCCGAATATTTCTGGATTGAGCGTGAACGTGCCAAGCTGTATTTGCTCAGTGACGGCACTTCTTCATTTGGGGACAGCGCTGGATTCTTTGCGCGAGTTGAGGCCGCAGGGTTAACTGTGGTTGACGAGCGCGAATCCTTCCGCAAGGCCGTTAAATGGGCCAAGATGACCGCATTGGAAGTGCTTGAGGAAAAGACCTGGGCGGGGAAATATATCCCCGTTGTGCCTTGCTATGGGGCGCAAGTCATTGTGGATGACAAGCGCAAGAAATACGGTCTGGTGCGGTTTGCTAAAGACCCCCAGAGGATGTATAACTTCTGGCGCACCAGCATGACCGAGAGCATTGCCCTTGCACCTAAAGCCAAATGGGTGATGGCAGAGGGCCAAGACGAAGGCCATGAAAACGAATGGGCAATGGCTAACATCAAGTCCATGCCTGTGCTGCGATACAAGCAAAAAGACATTGAAGGCGTACCAGCGCCAGCACCCGTGAGACTCCAACCCGAGCCGCCACCTGTGGGAATTATGGAAGCGGCAGGGGCAATTTCTAACGATTTGCAAATGGTGCTGGGTGTTCTTGATCCCAACCAATTGCCAAGTGGGAATATCTCAGGCAAGGCATTGGCTGGGCAGCAAAATCAGGTTGATCTGTCTAACTTCCACTTTTACGACAATTTGACCCGTTCCATTGCTCAAACTGGGCGCATTATTCTTGACCTGATACCCAAGATTTACGACACACAGCGGGTGATGCGGATTATTGGGTCGGATGGTCAACCCGACATGACCACCATCAACGAGGCCAACGAAATTGGCGAGGTTTTGAACGATGTAACCGTTGGTGAATACGATGTGGTAATGGACACAGGGCCAGGATTCCAGAGCAAGCGCCAGCAAGCGGTTGAATCCATGATGCCTTTGCTGACGGGCAACGCTGAATTGTTCAATATCGCAGGTGACTTGGTATTTAGAAACATGGATTTCCCAGGCGCAGATGTAATCGCTGACCGCCTTGCCGCCATGAATCCGATGGCAAATATTGATGAAAAATCCGATATACCGCCCGAAGCCCAAATGCGTTTGGCGCAGTCTGAGCAAATGATTCAGCAATTGCAACAACAACTGCAAGCGGCTGGTTTGGAGATCAATAACAGGGCGCAAGTGGCCCAGATCAAAGAGGAAGGCGCAACCAAGCGCAAGCTGATGGATGTGACCGCACGGGCGCACAACACCGAAACTATGGCAGAGGTTCGGGTTAATGACCAAAACACCCGCAGCATAACCAGCCAGAATAAGACCGAAATTGATGCCCTGGTCAAAATCCTGCTGGCAAGAATGTCACCTAATCAATTGATGGGCGAAATTGAGCGATTGAATGCCGAACAGGGCCAATATGCTCAGTTTGCGGCCCAGGAT